ACATAGTTGTCTCTGCAGTTGAACATGTTGTAGCTGTAGTTCCTACAATCTTCTGAGCTACACCCCCAAGAGATACAAATCCATCTCCTCTAATATCAAAAGTCCCTATATGCTGCCAAGTTCCTGCTGACCTAATAGGAACAGAATCATTTTGGTTTACAGAGAAATATTTATCGCTGTCCCAATAAGTAAGAAGTCCTCCTGCTCCAATTTGGGTCTTTTGAAATTTCCCATCAAGGAATAATTCCTCAATTCCAACTCCTATATTTACTGAAGCATCTATAGCCCTTGTATATGAATAAGCTAATATCCATGTCCATCCATAGTAATAATCATATGTAGAATACCAATATTCTACTAAATCATTTACATATAATTTATTAGATATATTAGGAACAAATTTTATATATAGAGATGAATCAACTGCTGTTACTTTTTGACTTGTTACAACTGACCAGTTAGAATAATCTCCTGTATATGAGCCTCCTAAAACTTTTGTAGTTGACCCAAGAGATACATCTGAACCTGAATAGAAATATGTTGATACATCAGCTGTCCAATCTCCTGCCAAAGTATAGAAGTGTCTTTCTACCTCTACATATTCTTCAGGAACATAATATGAAGGCTCGTCTCCTGGATTTCCAGTAGATGATTCCGGGACTACTACAGAGACATAAACGTTAGCGAGCATGTCAACAACATATTCTCCTGGACTAACTCTAATGTCATAGGAGTTAGCTCTTTCTGATGTGCTTGCATCAAGATAGGTGTTTCCTGTTGTCTGATGATTTTTTATATATATTGTCGGGTTCCAATTCTTAGTGCCTGAATAATAATAGCTGTCGCTCCATTGGTTTGACACAAGAGTATATGTGCTTGCAAAAGCCCTATCATAATCTATCTCCGTATTATTTATAATGCTGGAGACCAACATTATAGGTTGGTTTGTCATTTCTGCAACAACACTATTTGAAGCATCTGTAAGAACTATGCTTGGAGTATCCGGGTCTAATATAATCTTGTCTCCAGCTGTTCCTGTTCCTATTAGCTGTCCATTATCTATCTCGAAGTTTCCTATCTGCCCAAATTCTGCATTCACTCCCCCAGTCAAATATATCGAATCTGACCAAAGTCCATATCCTCCTATAGAGTTGTCTCTCCAAGTTAGTCCATTAAGTTTTCCTAATCTTACTTTCCTATTTTCAGGCTGTATGTCATGCGCGGTCATTCCATCAAGAACCTCCATAAATGGAGCATTAGAATCATCGGCCGTCAGATACAGAGCTCCTTGTCTGCTCTCGTCTGTAGGATTTCCTCGTCTTACAAATGTAAATCCCGTTACATCAAGTGAAGCGTCCATTGTCCAGTCTTTGACTGTATCTATATAGAATCCGTCAGCTACTGCGCTTGAAGGAATAGCAGACTTAAATAATAAATAGCAGGAAGGGTCATTTCCTAAATATCCATTTCCTATAAGAATAGAGGCATCAACTCTTGTTGTTGATAGAGTATATGAATAAGTTCCTACAGATATGAGACTTGCATCTCCATTATAAACAGCAACATTAATAGCAGTTCCTGCTCCTGACTGATCTATATCCCAGCCTACTGATAGATATCCAGTTCCTCTAATAGTAAACCAGTTGCTTCTAAAGCTCTCTGTAATATCTGTTAATTGAAAGTCGTATCCTCTATATGGAATATCATTTGCATCTACAAGAGTTGTTGCTGATATATTGACAAGACCCATATTTGGAGTAGCAGTTCCACCAAGAGGACCTTCTCCATCATTTCTCTCGTAATCCTCGTCATAGACCCATATCTGAGTCCCTGAAGAGTCATAGACCCACCAGTCATATTGATGGATATTATTTCCTAAGAATTGCTGGGACCTGATAGCATCATCAGGTAAAAGAGTATTGACATTTTCATCAACATAGAAATAGAAATGATATCTCGAAGCATCCAGATATAGTCCAGCTGGAATATATGTGCTTGCTTCTCCAGGCCAAACAGCTTCAACAGAAGAAGATATCCATAAGTTTCCATTTAGAGCTCTAATCTTGTGTAAGATTAATTCATAAACTGTCATAGATCCTCTTACCATAAGATTATCTAATTCCAGCCTATAGGTTCCTTCAGGCTCTTTTATTAGCTGATAACCAGTTCCGGTGAAGCCTGATATAAATGGAGTTGTAAGAGCATATTGGCTATCATTTTTTTCTGTTCCAAATATAGATACATCTCCTAAAAATCCTGCATCATCTCTTACAGTTAAGTCATCATTTATTGTAGCATCTCCACCTATGTATAAATTAGATGCGCCTGATATATTTCCTTGTATATCAATCTTTCCATTTATAGATACATCTCCACCAACCTTTACATCATCATTTACAAATAAGTCGTCTCCAATAGATACGTCTTTTGTAACGTTAATATTTTCATTTACTTCTAATCCGCCATCTATAGTTAGATTGTCATTAGCATCCACATTTACTTCAACCTGAGAAGCTGCAGTTGATATATTTTCAAATACAATTCCCTGGTTTGTTATATTCCCAAGTTCTGTTACTTCCTGAAGAGTGCTTGCTGTTCCGCTTCCTCCGCCAGTTGAAGAACCTCCGCCACCTGAAGAGGAAGTTGTTGATTCTCCAAATACAGTTCTATAGACAACGTTAGTATTTATCTTGGACCCATAAGAAGCATCAAATTCAGGAACCTTAATAAGTTCCAAATCACAAAGTCCTCCTCCTGGAGTATAATTCTTTATTGCATTAATATAATACCATCCATTTCCTATCTTCCAATGCTCGATATATATCTTGTCATCGAAATTTCCAATAAGAATATCGTTAGCAGTTAGGTTAGCTTTGCATGTTAGGAATCGGGAATCATTCTGTAAGTTCCCTTCTATATCCTCTTTGTAATATCTGTTATAGAGGGTCTCGTTAGTCTCCTCTGGAACATTAAGATAAGTGTTCTCGCTGTCCCATCCAAGGAATATATTGATGCTGCCATCAACATCATATTTCCTTCTTGGGGATAGAGTGTGAATTTTATTTACAGAACAATCTAACGTTTCCCATTCTGAACCATAAGGATAAGAGGATACGTCTATAGTGTTGATAAATGCTATTCGGGGTTTCCATGCAGTCTTAAACTGTTTGTCATCAGTTATAGTTGCTACAGGAAGACCGTCTGCAGGAGGATTGTATATAGGACCTCCAAAATATCCTGACCCTCTTTTACTTGCTGGAATTGTTGCAAGAATTGTAGGAGATATATTTAGAGTTACATCATTCTCCTCATTACTAAATTCGGAATCGTTAGCTGTATAGTGAGTATAAATTCCATCTGGGAACTTAGCTTTATAGTCTGCAGTATAGATATCGCTATCGTCAATAAGTTTGAAAGAAGTTCTTTTTGGAAAGACATTCTTTACAGGTCTGTGTTTTGGTTCAGAAATCTTTTCTGTCCAATCCCTATATTCTCCTGTTGAGTAGAAATCTTCAAACGTCTTGATATGTAACTTGTTCTCGTTAATTTCGTCTACAGTTATAAACGCATTAAACATTCGTAACACATCATCAAGAAGCGCAGACTGTTTATAACTCCTTGGTAATAAGTCATCTAAGTCTATAGATTTAGCAGGTCCTATAAGACTGTTCACCTCTGAAATCTTAATGAAACTCCAAGGGCCAAATATAAGATTTATAGACGCCAAAGAATCTGGATTCCTATGAATATAGAACCATGATTTCTCTGTAACCGATACAGTAACAGAACCATTATAATATGATCCTGATCCAGTTCCTATAGTTATTTCATCGGCTATTGCCTGCTCTTTTCCTCCGTCAGTTGGGTTCCATGTAGTTAAAGACCACTGAGTAGTTCCAGCTGTGAGAACGCTTGTATTAAAGAAATACATGGAGACATCAATAATGAAAGTCCCTGCATGAGGAAGAGGAAATCTCTGACCGGTGTAATCATATAGTGCAGTAGTTCCTACATTCTTAGTTGAAGGATATTTGAATATATCATCATGTCCGCCTGTAACATCATTCGCAGTCCCTGGAAGATAGCTGTCTTGGAAAGTCCATCCTTTTATAGAATAGATAGGCTGAACCTCTGAAGATATCCAACTTGTATAGCTTGCTCCCGTAAGCATAACAGTAGTTGAAGGATAGGAATAGGCTGTTGGGTTTCCTAAGTAGTATTTTGCATAGAGGCTGCTGTCAGAAGTGAACTCCAACCAGTCTGTATTGAATACAAAATACATTTCCTTTAAGACATCCTCCATTTCTGAAGTCATCTCATAGGAATATCCATTATCAGTAAAAATTTTATCGAATACCTGTTTGACAGCTAAGTGAGGAAAGACAGGATAGTCATCCATGAATCCATGTCTGTTCAGCTGATAGTCAGAAAGAGTATAAGTAGGCCATTTGAATTTCTGGTCCCAAGCAACGTAAGCATAGATATAGCCTTCTCCATTTTTAGAAGCATCTATATCAGACTTCATCCAAGACCTAACATTATTTCTGGTCCAGTTGTGAGCATAGGCCGTAGAGCCAAAAGTTATATCATTATCTGAATCCTGGTTTCCAAAAACAAGTTTGTCCCCAAGAACCCCATATAGAGATAGAGTGTTGGTGGAGATAGTTACTTCGTAAGTGCTTTCGGTTATTTCATCAATCTGGAGAGAGCCTTTCATTATAAGAACTCCATCCTCCATAATCTCTGCATAGACCTTCTTAGAGACATCATATCCTCCTGTCGAATTTATATTAAACAGGGCTTTGAATATCCTATCCGTATTGAGAGTATGCAGAACCGAAATAGGCTTAGTGAATGACGCATTCCTCTTCCCAAAATTCTTTATATCTTTTAGAAGAAAGTTAAGACTTTGAACTGATACCTCTTTGCTGTCAACAACCTTTCGGTCATCACCTACTCTTAAAAATACATTCTTCATTCTACTGGAATTGAACTATAAATTCGTCAGCATATTTCCATTTGAGGTCATAGCTGATTTGTGGAACATTGTGTCTATTTGCAATCTTTTTCCCTGTCTCCAAAAGTATTATATCATTTTGTGTCAAGTCAGTTTCGACAAGAGAGGCTTTGGGGGAATACCAAAGGTCTTTTAGAGCTGCTGATTTATCTTCACACATCCAGTCCGTTCTTACAAGATAAGTATTTTCTACTTTAGTTCCAAAAGCTTTATATTGCCTATTAGCTATATATTCCGTTTTAGAAATAGCTATATCATTCTCGGGAACAAGGTCAAAATTATAGGCCTCTGTGTTTCCAAGACTGTCTATATATTGTATCCTGTAATATCTATCGTATTTTTCTTTAAGGAGAAGAATATTAATCCTGATAGTCTCGCTTAGTCCTGTCTTTTCTGCTACAGTGAAATAGAGAGTGCTTCCATCAATAAAATTAGTTGAGGCCTCATCGTTAATTATAGCAGGATCTAAATTTATAGACAATATGCTTACATCTGCAGGTCCAACCGTCCAGTCATATATAAAAGTGCTGGTGTCTCCCGAAGCTTGATATCTCGTTATTGCAAGTCCATTAAAAGAACTATCTATTCCATTACTCTTTCCATATAGCATGTTAAGATGAACCACGTCTCCATAGTGAATATCTCTTTCAGTATGATTAGAGGTTAGGAATAGGCCTGATGAATCTGTCCTGAACTCATATAGTGAAGCGTCCCAAGTTCTATTGAATTGGTCTACACCATAAAAGGCCTTCTTAGCTACAGAGCTTGAAGTGCTATCTCCAGCATCCCATACACTCTTTGCCACAACAGAATAGTCAAGAACTATATCTGGGAAGCTATGAACCATAGAAGAATCTTCAGCTGCAAAAGTTGCTACAAGGAAAGGTTGCAGAATTGCCTGAACATCAAAAGTTGCTTTATTGTTCTCGTCCTTCTTTACCTGAAGTGTTCTGGTTTCTGCCCCTATAGTTACAGTAAGCTGATAATAAAAACCTGCTTGGGCGTAATTACTTGCATCATATAATTGCCATTCCTGAACAGAATAAACCGGCTGGATATAATCAGGAGCAGACAGAATTGCTATTGCCATGATAGTTAGTGTTTATATTTAATACAAAAAAAGGAGACCTTTTTTTAATCTCCTATTTCTCCCCAATGCCGGCGTCATCAAAAACCTTTTGGAGGTTTAGTGCAACGTCCGCTGCAGCAGCTGAACCAATATCTGAATACAGGTCATTAAGTTCTTTATAGAATAGATATATGAAAGGTCTGGGTTTTATCCCTTTAGCAGCTATAGACCTGCTGAGAAGAAAGGTCCTTGTTTTAGATGATACAAATCTGCCTTTGGAATCTCTGAATTGTCCTATTCCTTTAGCTTTAGCCCAATCTTCTATTTCTTTCCAGGGCATTTTTCCAGGAAATCTATTCCATTTATTTCTTGGATCATAAATTGAACCTCTACCCCAAGGATATCTTCCTTGGTCAACATATTCTCCGTATGCTGGAAAGGATATAGTTAATTGAGGTCCTTCTTTTTTATCTTCTACTTTATAGAATATCTTTTTAGCCAGAGCAGTTCCTTTAAGAGCTTGAGCCATTCTCATAACTGTATCAGCTCCATACTTCTCTAATACCTCTTTTACATTTACTAATCCCTTATCCATTACCCTTTGGGAATTTTGTTCTCGTCTCTGGAGAAGCCTGTTCTGATAGAAGCATTAACTTGCCATCCGCATACTATGTCTTCAAATTCTAACATCCAAGGAGACACTCCTGCATTATAGTCTATGTCAAAACCAATATTGCAGTGGTTATCGTTAAATTCCGTTAGGAAGTCGTCTACAAGAAGCAACATGCTACTCATAACAGTATCTATATTGGAATAGTCCCTTTCTACTCTGTCAAAGAAATAGATAGGAATAGATACGGTCCACACTCCATAACCTGCTGATGGAGCTATAGCTGAATAGTCCAGCCACATAAGAGGATATAGTCTCTGATCCTTAGCAACAAATTCAGTAAGAGGTTTGCTCTCGAAAGTTGCTATCTGACTGTGGGTTCCTGCCCAAGTCCTGAAAGTATTTATAATTTTACTTAATGAGCGTTCCATATCTCGTATTTTCCGTTTTTCATTTTAAGAATTTGATTTCTGAGAGGATATCTCTCTGTATAGGATACGTGAACCCATGCTGGTTCATTATCATCTCCTGCTTCCCATATCAGCTGGTCAAATTCTAAATATTCTTTTATATAATCGAAGACCTGTTTGTTTGTAACAATGCCTAAAATTTGAGCATCTATATCTATTGCCTCTCCAAGAAGGTGCTGAGAAGATTTAGCTCCACCTATTTTTTTATTTACTGCAGGGCTTCTATAAAAAGAAGATATAGCAATAGGTTTTCCAAAATATTCTCTTACAGGTTCAAAGACCATTTCAGCAGTAAATCTCATCACTGCTAATATCTCTTCTGTAGGATCGTTAGGCAACCTCGTCTGGGTCATAGTTGCCTCTTTGTATGTTATGTGCTCTGATATCTTCATCTTGAACTTGGTCCTTGAACATAAATATCTGGTCCATCATAGTAAAATGAGATAGCAGAAGTTCCTCCTTCAGCAGGAAAGTCATCTGCATCCGCCTGAGTGTATTCAGGAAATGATGCTCCATTTACATTAAGATATAATTGAAGCTTCTGAACATACTGATTAAGGAATACCTCGTTGTCCCTGATTAAGTCTCTAAGTTCAGATATATCTATAGCAGTAGAATTAGCATTAGAGCTCTTTACAATACTGTCATTAGTAATCCTATAAAGAATTTTCTTCTGAACTATAATTTCTGTTGCCTGAACAAGAATAGGCCAAAGATATTTTACTACCAAATTCTGATAGGATATTTCTAAGTTCCCATCTGCAACTCCTTCAGTAATTTTATTAAAGAGCTTGGAGCCTAAAACTGGTTCTAATATTTGGTCCTGAGCTAATTCCATAGAGAGCTTAATCGTTTTGTCGTCGACATTTGTGTCAACAAAAGACTTCTCTTTAAATTTTGCTATATCCATTAATAATACGCTCATGGTTATTCGGTTTTAAGTTTCTTTTCTTTAAGCTTCTTGCTGATATTCTTGCGGGTTGAGACAGTATGATATTTCCTTATAATTCCATCTCTTCCTACTCCCTTTTTCATACGGTCCATTTCTACAGGAGCTCCTGCATCAGCATCTGTATCAGCAACATCAGTCTCTTCTTCTGGTTCTACTACTTCATCTGTAAATATGAAAGGAGCAATATCTACACTTGGAAATTCATTTATATCCATAAACTTGTTCCATATCTTTGTAACAGTCTGCTGCATAGGATTTATAACGGTCTTGTTCCAGAAATCTATTGCAAGTCCTAAATCACTATTTCCTAATTCTCCTGGAGTTTTAATCCCTACAAGAACTGGGTCTGTAACTCTATGTCCTGAAAGAATTTTCTGCATAGTGTTCTCGTTGATAGTCATAAAGAGTTTGTCCTCTTTTGAACCACCTATATTATCTACCTTAGGAGCCTGAGTTGCATCATCAGCAAAAGCAATAAGAGGTTTCTTAGCCTGAGCTGCTCCTGTGTGCATCTTAAGGAATTTTCTTGCCTCTTCGTTCTTAGCTTCAGGAGTTCTGATATTGAAGAAAGTAACCATCACATCAGTATTAAGACCATTCTTAAATGCTGAAGTTCCATATTGGTCAGACATAATATCAGTCTCAATAGAGTTGATACATCCTACATAACTTGGAAGAGGATAATAGAAATATCCACTGATATAGGGTTTGTAATAGAATATCTGTGTTGTTGGCTGTAAGAATATCTTCTGAAGTTCTTCGCTATTTCCCTTCTTTACAGCATCTTCATAGGCCTGCTTATTTTCTGATGCAGTTGCCTCGTTGAAGGCGGGAATAAAGACCCTATCATTTCTCTGTTTTGACCAGTCCCATGAATAGTAATATCCTGAAATTTTTCCATTGTCATCTACTGTTGAGCATCTGACTTTGGAGAAATCTATATGTTCTATAGAGACTATCTTAGTCCAGTCCTTAGACCAGTTTATAAGAAGAGCTACACCTCCAAATAGATTTAGGTCATTACTTAATTTCCATAGGACCTCGTTAGCATCTTCCTGGTCATTTACTGCAGACATGAAAGTGTCCATCTCATCTGAGCCTTCTGAAGCATCCCATATAAATCCATTTCCTGATACTTGGTCTATCTTAGACCTCAGGATAGCTCCATGAAGAGCGCTATTAGTAAATAGCTCTATAAGCTTTTCTGGATATTGGGAATTACCATCTGAAGAGAGATAAGGAATCCAGTCTTTGCCCCTAACCTCTGTAAAGACAGGTGCGCTCTCTTTAGGGTTGAGTTCAGCAAATTCAAAATTCGTATATGCTATGATTGGTTTTTGCTCTTCCATAGTTTTTTATATTATTGTCAATTAATTAGTCATCATTATGATGGAAGCAATATGCTACTATCTGCAACGTTAGAATCATTCTCTATTATAGAGTTCTGAGCGTCAATGCTTAATCTTGCTCTCTGATTATAATAGTGATAATCATCTGTTGAATAGAAGTTCCCTGCTACATATATTTTAGTCGCATCAGCGCTTGGTTTAAATCTATATAGAGATGATGCGCTTTTAAAATGGTCTCCTATAAGTCCTCCTTGCTGATCATAAGCAGCTGAAAGAGAAGTTGCAGTTCCATCAGCTTTTGATATAGTAAATGAATTATCCCAAGTGGTTCCTACAACAATTATATTTCCAGCTGTCCACGGGTCCTGAATGATCTGAGATTGCGTTGACACTACAAATACAGAGCCGTCATTAGCTGGAACCCAGTCTGTATCAAGAACCCCTATTTCCGTATTTATTCTGCATATTTTATTGAACTGACTACCTCCGAAAGAAGTAGTGCTCATAGCTAAGTATAGATTTTTACCAGTCACATCCTGATATCCGCAATAGATTGTATCAGAAGATGCTCCTGTTCCTGTTCCAATAGCAGTGCTAAATGTTCCATTAAGAGAGCCATCAGCTGTAGTAATAGCGCAGATATTAGATGGAATAGTTAGTCCTCCATATGTTGTTAAACTTCTTCCTATAGCAATAAGGTTTTCTCCAGTCCCACCGAGGTCACTTATAATAAATAGTCCAGTGACATAAGAGCTGGTAGCTGCTGTAAAGCCAGAAGTTGTATCAAAGGCTGCATAAGTGCTTCCATCTGTTCCATCAATACAGACAAGTCTTCTTGCTGCTAAGCCTCCATAGGTATGGAAATAGCCTCCAACGTATATTCTATCATTTGTCGAATCATATGCAATGCTCGTAGGCATATAGTTATATCCCGATGAGGTCCCAAAGGATCCTGTCCAAGGAATTGAAGATCTTGAAATATTTCCGCTCGCTGCAAAAACGTTATAAGCAATTATAGGATCATTTTCTGAGACCCAAACCCAATCTGAAATTACTGTGCCTGCTGCTGGCATTTCAGGCTCAGCAACAAAATTGCCATCTAAATCAGTTAGGGAATAGAAATAAGTGCTTGAATCCCTCGTCGCTCTAAATGGAATAGCTACTTTGCTTTCTGAAGGAAATGCTATTTGTGCATATGAAGCATTGCCTCCTGTAGCCAAAGTTATAGTATGTCCTCCTACTTTAAAGTCTCCTTGAACTGGTTCTGTTGATGGAGTTGGAGTTGGGGATGTGCTAACATCAACGCTAAGTAGCTTATTATCAACTACAACGATTTGGTTTCCTACTTTAATTATGCTGCTCATTTTATCAAATTATTTATATTTTAGTAAATTCAGTTTCGCTTCCAAGCCCATCAACCTCAAAATGTATGTCAAATTGGTAGGTCGGAACGTCTCCTGTTACAGTATTATCATCTCTATATAGTTTACATAGAATTATTGCTGATTTTGTATATGTTGAAGCATCCACTCCTCCATCTCCTCTGTTAAGCTGATGTGTCGAAGAATCTATCCATGCAGCTACTGAAGTGTCCATTGTATAGGTCTGCCAAGCATTATTAAAGGAACCTCCTATGCTTGCTATTTTATAGTCCAATTTGTAAGTTGGAGCTGTTGAAGCATCTGCTTGTCTATAGTGAACGTGAGGATATAGTCTGCTACCTTCTTTCCATCTGTGAGGAAGTTGAACCTGGAAATATAGTATTTCATCAGGATCATTTTGTGGGAACATATAAGCAACCTCATCATAATCGAAATTAGGTAATGACGTTGAACCCTGTTTTCCCTGAACGAGAGGAACGAATAAGTCATCGTATCCTGTTGCAGCCCCATGAGCCCTGATAGTTCCATCAGAATATATTTCAAGGTAGTTTCCGTTAGCATAGTCTCCAAAGACTATAGAACCATCTACAACTGTTAGACCATCGGAAGAAGATTTTTGGAGATAAGCTCCATCTGCATATCCTTTATCTATAAGTGTTCTTTCATCATAGGATCCTGATTTATCCTCATTATATTGTATTCTTTGATAGGCCTGTATTGCTGACCCAGCAAACATTTCTAAGACCTTTCCATTATTTGAGGAATCTATAATTATTCCCGCATTTCCACCTCCAGTAAAACTCCATCTAATTTCTTCAGGACCCATGTCATCATAATATCTAATAGATGCTCCATCGGTTTCGTTATTAAGGATCTTAAAATAGCTATTCCCTACATAAACAACTGAATCTACTTTAGCTGCTAAACTTGCATCAATATCCACTAATACAGCGTCTTGAATATCCAATAGGCTTCCATCCTGAACATCTATAAGTTCCCCTGTAGATATTCCTGTATTCGTCCATCCAGCTTCTGAATATGCTAAGACATCACCAATACTTACTTCAACAACACTTACATCAGTTAGTGCTTCCAGAGATGTAACTGTTGCTACACTTACATCAAGAAGTCCTGTTTCAGGATTCCATACAAGACCATCTCCTGTATCAGCTGCAAGAACTTGAAGTTCATCATTAGAAATACTCATGACAGCTCCTGAAGCGTCTGTTCCAACATAGAGTATCTTTGTAGAGACGTCTACTGCAGGTTCTGCAAGAAGTATCAATCCTGAAGGATCTGAAGTTCCATATTTTAATATTATCTGATTAGGCATATCCCTTATTATTTTAAAAATCGTCCAATTCCATTATTGTATATAAAAGCTACTTCTGCTCCTGATATGACCCTATTATATATTGCAGTCTCGTCAATATAGGCATTAAGGGGATTTGTTTCTGCAGGATAGTTATCTGTTATATCTGTAAAGCCTATAGTAAAAACCTTATCTGACCTTGTATCTCCTGTTGGGGCCAATGGTTCATCATATTTAGAGACACTCGAATCATCTGCATTAAGATAGATATTTAGTCCGCTTGAAGAACCTGAACCACTATAGGTAAATACTAAATGTGTCCAGGCTGAAAGAGGAACTGTATCTATTTCTTTTACAGCAACTATAGCTCCTGTTGAATTTATAATTACTACAGCAGGTTTGTTAAGGTCAAGAAAGACATACCATCCTAATGTAATCCCATATTTATCATCACCTTCAATATAAGAGGTTTCGCATTTTCCCATTAAGAAGTTATCATCAAGAGCTCCTTTCTGAACTCTCTTTATCCAGGTGCTAATAGTCCATGCATCGGATAGCCCAAAATTATAAACAGATGGGTCAGCTGAATATGCTATAGTAGGAAGGCCTGAACCTATTCCTGCTCTTGGATAATAACATCGTATATTCTTTCCATTGCTTGCTTGTTGGCCATAGACACTTACTAAATCGTTATCGTCCCAAGAATCTTCTGCTGAGGTTGCTCCAAAGAGTTCATCAAATTTATAATAGCCTAAAAGTCCTGTAACAGGAATCCCATTATCTCCTAAATAGGTTAGGATTTCTGTCTCATACTTTAGTATGCTTGCATCATATTTTAGAATCTCGTTCATGAACCGTATGTTCCTCCTATTATTTGTAGTAGCATAGAATCTATCTCGTCTTTAGTATAGAACCATTGGGTTGCATCAGCTGGAGGTTGGTTTCTCCATTTATTAGGTGAAGAACCTGATGGGTCATATTGAAGAATATCATTAGTTGCTATAGATGAAATACTTACATCGGTTAGTTCAACTAAAGATGTAACCATATCAATAGATACGTCCAAAGCCCCAGCATTCCATTCAAGTCCTGAACCTATTGAAGCCTCCTTAAGGAAAGTCCCGTCAGGAATTAAGTCCTGCTTAGCATTTAAGCTTCCATCAACATAAGCCTGACTATAGAAGTCTGTAGGAATATTCGAACTTACTTCTGCTATGTCTAAAGTATTTTGATATATTCTTGCTGAAGCATCTATCTGTTCCAAAATATAGGTCCTTGTAGAGACATCAGATATAGAAGTAGAATTTATAGAAATAGCTGAAGTATTTGTTGCTATGGAACTATCTCTTGTTGCTAAAGACCCGTCAACATAAGCCTGACTATAGAAGTCTGTAGGGATTTCTGTTTTATCAGCCTTAGTATCATATAGGTCAGAGATGCTTGGGTCCTGAGGAATATCTGCTATCTCCTGATAAAGGTCTGCAATAGAAGCGTCCTGGGAGTGAGTATGTGTATAGACATAAGTGCTTAAATCTGTTACATAGACATCAAGATAAGCTATTGAAGTATCACGAAGTCCTAAGCTCCCATCAACATAACTTTTCGTCACGTCCGGAGTAACTCCAGATACATCTGTAACGAATAGTGAACCATCTTGCCAGTAGAACTGAGCTCCTAAAGAAGCTTCCTTAACGAAAGTTCCATCAGGAATAATATCTTGCTTAGCATTTAAGCTTCCATCCACATAAGCCTGACTGTAGAAGTCTGTAGGGATTTCTGTCTTTAGAGCAAAGCTGGAATCCACCTGAGATATAGTATAGACATCTGTAGGTATTCCATCTATTCTTGTTGAGAGGTCTTCGGTTATATTATATAGGTCAGCTATTGAAGCATCTTGAGTTCCTGGACCTATATTATCAATCCTTGTTGAAAGGTCCAGAGTATAATCATATAAATAAGGAATGCTTGGGTCTTGAGTTTCTGCTAATAAGAATAGAGCATCTATTGAAGCGTCTCGTGCAGCTAAGCTTCCATCAACATAAGGATAGTCCATGCTGGTTCCTATAGAAGCTTCAAGGGCTAATATAGAAGCATCCTGAATTGCATTATAGCTCCATAGGTCAGCTATTGAAGCATCATAGTCTCCACCACCTCCACCAGAAGTATCAGTTACATATAAAGAACCATCTTGCCAGTAGAACTGAGATCCTAAGGAAGCTTCTGCCAATGCCCAAGGGTGATTACTCTTGGAATTTCTATCAGTCAAATCATCATGAGGGAAAGAGGTAACAGAACCTGTTCCCGTGCTGAAGAGAGGATCGAATACAACATCGTATCCTTTATAGTCAAAAAGAGATGGGTCATAATAGACATCAGAATCCGTTTCCTTAACAAAGGTGTATTGCCCATTTTCCAGGAGGTTCATAATAGAAGCATCGATTGTGCTGCTATCTATCGGGCTTTCATATATGTTATATTCACCTGAGGCTCTGAGTGTGCCATCTGACCCATCTGTGAAATAAAAAGTGCTATATCTATCTGGATAGGAAGACCTGTCTATAAGAACAGCATTTACATCACTATTATAGAAGTCCCTAAAATTAAAGAGGTAGTGAAGTGATGCATCAGGAATCGTGACCTTAGAATATAGGTCATAAATAGTGATGGTGTTGGTCCTTGCCTGATATAAATTTATCATAATAGTTTTATATTAGAATCTCGTTAAAAAGATTTAGGAACTGACGTAAACTCGTTCGGTCTTTATCTATAATACAAAAAACCTGTTTCTTTTTTCAAAAAAAAGGAGCAACAAAATGCTGCTCCTCTTTAAGATAAGTGCCCGCTTTTTAAGCAGGTGTAATTGCGGCTAATTGTGCTGCATTAACATAACTTTCTGGACCGGAGAAATTACCGGCGAGAGTAAGAGTTTGACCTGCAAGGTCTGCTCCTGCTGTGCCAGATGTTCCAACGCTTGAAGTGAGGTCGAGAGCTGAGCAGGAATCGTTTCCTAAACACCATGCTTCTCCATTTCTGTCGACTGCAACTGCAATAAGTTCCTTGTCAGCCATAATCTTAACTTGATTAACCTTGAGAGCTTCATTCCTTGCAAATACAAGGGTAAGAACATGGTTATAAGAATAAGATCCTGCTGTAGGAGTTCCAGTTCCAGTAACAGTATAATTAGAAGTCTCTTTGGTCATTTCGAATTTAACGAAAGCATTTCCAACTGAGACATCACCGTCAGTAAAAGTTGTATTGTTAGATGCATCGATAGAGATGGTAACATCTCCATAATTAGCCAAAAGAACATAGCATAGCCCATTAAATCCTTTTACGGAATCTCTTGGAATGGTTTGTAATACTCCCATTTTGTTTTAGTTTTTTTGGTTAATAAAAAAGAAAGGCCTAAGACCAGGCTTAGGCCTCTCTGGATTAGTTAGTCTTGATGACCTTCGTTACATCTGCAACTTTTACACCAAGTTTGAACTGAGCTGCAAGCTCATGCCATCTTGCGTAAGGGTTGTATTGGAATGATAGGAAGTCAGTCTCATCTACAAGGTCAACGACCTCTATGATGTTAGTTGGGTTTGTCCAAACAAGTTCGTTAGAACCATTTAGTCCAACCATTGCAACTGCCTTAATCATTGTGCCAGGGATATAAATCTCTTGCATTCCTTTTCCGTCTGCTCCAACGGTTTCCATTGTGATGGTTCCGTTAAGATTGTAGAGTGCTCTACCGTAAGCAGCTAAGTTAGATGGAGACATTGCAAGGATAGTTTCTTCCATTGTGTATTCAGGGAAAGAAGCCTGCTGCTTGGTAGCAACTGCATTTACCCACTGAAGAATAGAAGCATCAGCCATGCTTGTGAAAGCTGTATCTGCAAGACCTAATGCTGTATAGGTTGAAGCATCGGTTATCTGCTTTAGAACTCCACCGTTAGGAATTTTAGCAGATGCATCCTGCCATAGAAGATATTCTACATCATAGAATAGTTTCTTCTGTTTGAGAGCGAGAATCATTTCCTCTGCAGGAAGTTCTGCAGGATCAGTGCCTCTTGTTCCAAGGAAAGCCATCATAGTTTTGTTGAGAGCTTCTTTGGTGTAGGTTTCGAAGATTTTCAATTGAGCGTCTTCAAGAACGACCTCTGTGATAGTGGTGCTTCCGGATCCAGTATTGTAACCAGCGATTGCGCCTGTAGAGATGTCCAGGTCTACATTGGTGATGTAGGGAATCTTGGTGCGATACTTGACACCGGTTTCAATATCAAAATAATCCTTAAGTCCTTTACCAGTCAAGATCATTAACTCGAGAGCTTTTTGTGGGTTAGCAGCTGTGAAGTCTGCTAAAGCCGATACGTTAAAGTTTGTTGCCATTTCGGGTTAAATTAATTTTGGTAAATAGATTTTTCTTTACGTTGATCTTCCAACCTACGGGAGATGACGTCAGTTTTTGATAAGATGGTAGGTTCATTCTTTTTAACAGGTGCCTGAACAAGACCAGAGGCCTTAATAGTTTCACCTAAGATTTTAAGGTCTGATTCGAATTTAGTCTTTAGTTCGGAAATTTCTGTTTCCTTTTCTTTAAGACTTTTTTCGAGACCTGTTTTCTGCATGCTTAATTCTGTAAAGCTCTCTGAGAATAGATTGCCCCATTCGACCTTTCCATTAGATACGCTGAACTGAACTGTGTAAAACCCTTCTTTCGTTAGGTCAACCAATTCTGCAAATCTGTCTGGATTAAAGAAACTCATAGGGTTCTTTCCTTTTTCTGCTTCTACAACTTCTTCTTCTGCAGGGGCTTCTTCAACTGGAGTTTCTTTAACTTCAGCGATTACACCTTCAGCAACAACAAGAATAGTTGTTTCAGATATAGGATATTCCCCATCAGCTGCGGGTGCTTCTCCTTCTTCTGTAACAACCATTACAGCGGTTCCGACTTCAGTATTTTCATACTTAATAACGGTTCCGTCTTCCATTGTGCTTTCTGCGAATACAGTTTCTGTAGACTCAGGGGCTTCAGAGAATTTAGCGATAACGCGGTCCAAGATCTTATGGAGACGTGTTACTTTTTCTTCTTTTTCAGCCATAATTTAGTAATTAAGATTAGATTAATTAAACAACTGTTACGGCCCATGAATACTGAGTTGTAGATCCATCGGGTGTAAAATACATAGATGTGTCAACAACTGTAATTTGATCTGATACAACTGCCTGAATTGAAGCGTCTACAGCAGCAAGAGCAACATTAATTGCAGCTTCTGTTGATTCAAGTGGACCTACTCCAAACCAGTCAGGGACAAGGTTTACTGTTACAGCCATGATAAATAGTTTAAATTGTTCGTATAGTAATACAAAGTGTTAGAAGCCTGTTAAAGAAATATCAGGATAAAACTTCTATTGGATTAGAACATAAGATGATATATAATATATTTTAATACAATATGACTTCAAAAGAAAAAATGCAGGACTCTGATTTTAAGAACAATTATGATAGATGTCATCAGCATCTAAGAAAATATTATGGTCCAGCTAACCACTGCGAAAACAAATATTGCCCAGGAACTTCTGATATATTTCACTGGGCCAATATTAATGGGCATGTCTATGACACGGATGTAAATAATTATAGACAATTATGTATTCTATGTCACAGAAGATATGATAAGGGAACTGGCTCATATCGTATAAGGTTTCCCAAAAATATTAAAAGGGACCAGATATTTACTAAAAAAGGACGACAGAAATATATCTATAAAACGGAGGAGGAGAAATTTATAAATAGAAGCAAATCCCAAAAAGGAAAGCCTAAAAGCTTAGAGACAAGGACCAAGATGAGTATATCTGCTAAAAAAAGATGGGCTATTCAAAATAACCATCTATATACCTCCATATAATCTCTTGAACCTCTTGCCCCAATTCGGTTTCTTTCATATTATGTTCTTCAGCCAATGGGTCACTGTATAATTTTTCAAAAAATGCAGTTGCATACATATTGTCCCCATATGCGGTTTCTATATAAACAGGATTTAACCTAATATTAGATTCCGCTAATAAGCTAAGCATTTTTGGTATCATCTGATCTGCAAACCCGACATAATTTTTAAATCCGAGATTAAGTCCCTTTCCCCTTTCAAATAATTCAATATGAATTTCGGGGTTTTTGTCTTTTGATAGATTAACTAATTTAGCTGACATTTTATCCAGCCCAGCCTTTATGACTGGTTTTAATTTATCAATTAATTTGTCAGCAAAAGCATACTTAGTCATATCGAGCTCCTCTAAATAATTTTTCCAGTAATAGAATTGGAACTCAATTTTGTCAAGGGTTTCTTTATCTATCTCTTCAAGATAGACCTCTCGTATTATTTCTTCTGATAGTTTCATAATTATATTGATTATAATGAAAATGCTCCTTCAAGAGCAAGTTGTTTTACTTTTCTTTGAGTTTCCCTAATTGCGAATTCATTCATACTATAAATATCCTTAAATATTTGTTGATCGTCTCCTTCAACCGTATCTTTCATTTCTAAGGCCTTCACCATTATTTGTGCATAATAAGTTATTGTATCATAAATTAGGTCTGATACAAATCTTCCTCTATCAACATCGGCCAATTCTATTTCCTTTCTTAGACCTACTTTTTTATTTACTTGGGTTGCTTCTGGCTCAAATTCAGGAATTGGATATTTAGCCGGTAGTTTAGTTTCGGGAACTCTCTGGTCAGGTTGTGGTCCTGCTTCTCCAAATGGTCCTTGTTTTTTAAAGTTCTCAAGAGTTTTTTTAATCTCCTCAATTTTTTCATCAATCATTTCTTTAGTATCAATTATTGTCTCGTTCTCCTTTCTCTCTTGATAAATTGGATCAATAAATTTTTGGAAACCATTTAATGCAGCTATATAGACTTCCAATCCAGTCAAAGCCTCTTCCCAATCTGCTGCAAAATAGACCTGCTTAACCCATTTGTGCCTACAATTATAACTCCCTTTATATCTGAACATAGAATAGTTCACTTTGCTCATAGGATTGTCTCCGCTAAAGCTCATCATGTCTATATCCTCTTTTCTATAGATAAGGTCTTTGTCCATTACATCAGCGCAGAAGTCTCTATTCCTTTCGTCTCTTGGTCCTTCATATTTATATCTTACAGCATATAGTCCTTCGTCCAAAGCAGACTTAGCTGCAGGGTCAGACTGTATAGCAAAAGTTAGTGCAATAGCTTCTCCTTCTTTAGTTAGCTTTCCATCTTCAGAGACCTTAACAAACCCTAACGTCTCCATCATCTCTTCTCTTGTTCCTACCTCTCCAAGTCTATTAAGGAATAATGGTCTTAGCTCTTCACTTAGAACCATACGGTCATCTTCAGTCTCTTCACTTAAATTTATCTCTCCTTTGGGAACAAGACCCAGAGCTGCTTCAATACTGAACCCATTTATATTTCCAGCCTTAATCTCTTTCCATAGTTCAGCATCCTGTATCTTAAATGCAGTCATCCAGGTTCCTTTAGGAAGTTCAAAACCATATAGAGAGGATTTATCCTTAGCAGGGTCTTCTACTATCCAGCTCTCAATCATCTTAACATTATAGGTCTTTTCTGCATGCTCCAGAGTTACTTCGTTGTTCTTAGCCTGCATAAGATATGCTTCAGCAAGTTGACGAATAGTGTCCTCTCTGAAATAGACATAAGCGTCCTGGTCAAGACCTAAAGACCTTCCACTCCTAAATATTTTTACATTTGGAATAAGAGCAGGTCCAAGAACTATCTTCTTTTCTTCATCAGCTAAGACTATCTTAACGATTGGGCTTTCCTCTTTGAGTTTAACAAAGTTTGTTAGGATAGCTGGACTTGAGACCAAGGATATAGCAGATACGCCTTCCTTCTGTGGGTCGAAGACTAATTCAAATAATAGGGATTTAAGTTCTATATTCATAATTTCTATTTTACATAAGCGCTTTCCCTTACAGAGACTTCACGCTGTTTATTGGTAATATTTGTTTCAACTACATAGACTGGAACTGCCTTAACGGTTTCTGCAGCAATCTGAGCAACACGTTCTTCTGATATCATGCTTCCTCCAGCCATTCCACTATTTCCCATTTTATTTAACGTTTCTATAACGGGTCCAAATGCAGATGCCATCGTTCGCCTTGATGAGACATATTCTCCACTCTCTGCTGTAATAGTTGTTCCGCCTTGAGAATGAGGAAGACCAGTAATATATCCACCCTCTTGGAATGGGTTCTTGTTAGGAAGAACTACGTCCTTTGGAGGTGCAGTCTCTTTCTTGTTGCTTCCTTTAATCTTCGCTAAGTTTGCAATACCTCCTGCAACAGCTGCCGCAGCTGCAATAGCTCCAAGTGCAGGGCCTACAATAGGAATGCCCGCTAAGGATTTGAATGCTGATGTTGCAGACTGATAAGTGGATATAATAGTCTCTGCAATAGCTGAGGCCTTTGTATCTCCAAAGATAGCTTTGCTTGCTCCAATAAGTGCTCCAGCAGCTGCAAGAGCTCCATCAATCTTTTGTTGCTGGACGACCTTTTCCATCTCCAGCCTCTTCTTAGCAAGTTCTTCTTCAGCCTTAACTTCTTGCGCATCTATATCTGCTTGCTTTTCTAATCTGAGTTCATTATAGGCATCTCTAACACCTTGAACTTCAGATTCCATTATCTCTTTCTTTTCAAGGGCTCTCGCTAAGTCCTCTTCGAACTGTTCGTCTTCAAGTTCTAATTGTTCTTCCCTTCTCTGAGCCTGCAGTTCTATTCGGGCAGCTTCTCTCTCCTCTTCGTTTTCTATAGCAGCTAAGTAAGCCTCATCTTCCCTTTGTTGTTTGGTCTTAGCAGCTTCCTCTTCAAGTGCAGTTATTTTTTCAAGGACTGATCTTGCTCTTTCAACTTCTGCTGCTGCTAATTCCTCATTCTTTTTTTCCGTTTCAGCATCATCAGCTTCCTTTTTCAGTCTTGCTGCTTCTACTTTATCTGCTTCTGCTTTCTGAAGAGCTGACCTCTGATCGCTGAACTCCTTACTCTTGTCGTTCCTCTCCTTCTCTACTCTAATAAGATTTGCTAATAGATTTGCCTCTTCATCCAAGTCCTCTTCAGTTGAGGACGCAAGAGCATTCTGAGCTTTCTTTATTTCATAGGCCTCTTTAGCAAGTCTGAGCTGTTCATTGGATATTTCGTTCTGGATAGCCTGAGCTTCATTAAGAGCTTTTATTCTTTCCTCTGTGGAGAGTGTAGCATCATTAGTCTTTAATCGGGCTTCGGATAGTTGAACTTCCAGTTTGGCCTGTTCAACAAGGAAGTCCCTTTGAGAGACTTTAAGTTTATTCTGCCTGTCTGCTAAGTCTGCTGCTGCCTTTGCTGCTGCAGATACTTCCGCAGTGAATGCCTTAAATTTATCTCGGGCCTTTTCCAGCTTCCCGGACATATCATCAATACCTGTGGTCAGCTTAATTGTTCCATCAGCTAAGTCTTTGAGGCCTTCTTTAAAATCTCCTTTAAATAGTTTACCAATAGCTTTTGCAATATCAAGGAGAGCAACAAATCGGTTTACTATATTCTGAACAATAGCCTGGAATCCCTTCTTAAGTAAATCCCCTAAAGATTCAAAAGAGAACTTAACCTCTGTAAGTCTCTTTCCCAATCCTACAAATACATCACGAATTTTATCTAAGATAGCTCCAAGGAATGCCATAGCCTTTCTTAGCTTCTGAGCTCCTTCTTCTGTCTTAGTGAAATATGATACAAGGGAAAGGACTGCAATAGCCAAGGCGCCAATTCCTGTTGCAAGAACTGCTCCTCTTAAGGTCTTCATTGCAGCAATTCCCTTTTGAGCTCCTTGGGTTACAGTCTTAAACACTCTTCCCGCTTGAGTGTCCATTAAGCCAAATTCATCTGCCAATCCTGCAGCTGCCTCTTCAGATTTCTTAAGGTCTTCTGCAAGTTGGTCAGCTCCTTTGGTCTTAAGATTAACATTTACATCTTCATCCTTTGCCATGCTTTCGGTCGTAAATACTCTTTTGTTTCAAGTATGATAAATAAGTCATTAATTCTTTTATGGGCTTTCCTAACCAGATATCTCGTTCTATTACTCCTGAAGTTATAGAATGGAGAAGATGATAAAATCCCCAAATTTCTTCGAACTCTAAGAATCTATTATCTCCCTCTTCTGCTTCCTCTGTTTCCCTTTCTCTGAATAGGATAGGATAGTTCTCCTTAATTGAATTAATATATTTCGTTACTGCTAAAAGAACTCCATATCCAAAACTGAAATCCAGTCTCTTTAAGAACTCTTCATCAGCTGTTTCCGCCTCGTTATATTCTGATATTCTATAGGCCTTTAAGTCAATAGGCTTAACATTCCTATAGAATAATCCTATTATTATATTCTTTAATACATTTTTGAGGGTTCTTTTTTTATAGACTACGGGTCTGAAGAGAACTCCTAAGATTTTATGGATATTGCTAAATGGTGTATCTCCTTCAGAAAGATAGAACTCTATATCCGCATATTCCCTAACGGTTAGGTCCTTGAAATCCTTAAGACCATATAGCTGTCCATCCAGACTGAAGAGAGAGAAATAGTTGCAGGTGAAGTTATCTTTGGATATTTCCATCTTTCTCCATATCTCTTCTATAGTCTCTTCAGTGAAGTCCATTAGGATATCTACATCAAGTCCTGATACCAGAGAGATAATAGATATCTTGTCAGGAAGTCCAGGTTCTTTTATCTTTTGTAAGTGGTCAAAGATTTCAATGCCTTTGTATAAAGGAAGTTCAACAAGTCTGTTAGGAACTCGTATCTTTCTCTTTCCGTATATTAAGTTAAGCATATAAGTCTGAATAATCTGAATTTCTCATATCTATTGTTGTTGGATAGGGATTAGGGTTCTTGTCCCTCTGTTCAGTTGGATCCCAAACATTGCCACCTCCAAATAAGAATTTATATCTTGCCCAGTTTGCTATCATATAACTGTCAACATAATCATCATGTAATCCTTTTCCGTGGGCGTAAGAGAGTTTGCCTGTTAGAGTTCTGCTTACCTCGTAAGTGCTCATCTGGTTGTCCAGTTTAGAACATAGGTCAACCGTTGGGAAAGTGCAGAACCCGTTTGCCATATCTCGTAAAGTGTTCTCCACTATGTCTCCTTTGCTCTCGTTGCTCATCCAGAATTTGGATATCTTACATCCTCTATCCTGTAGGTCTTCTACAAGTCCAAGTCCAAGACCGTTGCATTCTCCAAATCCTTCTGCATCATATTTCTTAATAACTCTTTCAAGTTCTGCTGCCTGAGATGGAATGCGTGTCTCCTGTGCTTCATATATATAGACAGGGATTCCCTCTTCATCCATTATAGTAAGAACTGTGTCATCGTCTCCACCTCCTGCTATATCTATTCCAAAGAAGTATCTCTTTTTAGATTGAGGGTCATTCCATGCTTCCGCTTTCTGAAGATGGGAGAACTCTCCAAAGACCATTCCTCGCCCAAAGACAAATTCAGCAAGATATTCCTGACGAAAGACAAATTCAGTGCTATTCTTTTTAGCATCTTCTATTTCCCTTAAGTCATAAAAAGGGTTGTCCAAATAGGACATTCTATATTCTATCTTGAATGGGTCAGAGGTGTTAGCTTCAGAACTTAATCTATAGAAATGGTTTCTTCCTCTTGGAGTTGAGGCCAAGACCACCTTGCTCTTTTTCTTTGCAGCAACAGTTGGTTGGATATAGTCCCAAGCTCTCTCTGCCCACATAGCAACCTCGTCTCCTATAAAGTAATCAAAGCTTCCACCTACAACTGCATCATAGTTTCTTGCAGTATAGAACTGGACTGTGCTTCCATTTATAAAAGTAATGCTTCTGCCCTTGTCTGAATTTATAGCTTTAGAAATAAGAACATCAGGAATAATCCTAATCATGTCGTTATATATCCTCTCGTTCTGTTTGTGAAGTCCATTGACAAATGCAACAGTTAGATCCTTTTCACTTAGAGCAAAGATGGGAGCTAATCGAACAAGGATAAAAGATTTTCCACTCTGACGTGCAGCTCTGATAATATGATACTTGGTCTCTTTCGGGGAAGTTCCTAATATCTCCTTGACAATCTCCTCTTGTTTAGGATTAAAATCTTCTATAGCTACTTTTATTAACCCCATAGTTTTTTGCTATTTTCATAAGTCCCTGTCTTGCTCGGGTCTTAAGAGTGTTCTTAGTTGTTCCTGTTTCTTCTTCCATTTCTTTATAGGATTTCTTAAGGATATATTTATCCCAGAGGACCTCTCTATATATTGGAGAGAGCTGTCCTATTTCGTCTTCAAAGTCCTTTAGTTTATATATGGGAACTTCCTCTTCCTTCTGTTCAAGAATTAGGTTCTGAATAGTATTATTAGCTTCTGTAAGTCCATCAGACCCATGGGTCAAGGAAGAGAAAGAGATTACCCTCTTATTTCTTAAACTTACTCTTAGCCTGGCAAGCATCATTCGGAAAGCTATGGTTGTTGTCCAAGTTTTAAAAGATGACTTGCTCTCATCATAGTCCCCAAAGTTTTTCCATACAGCTATGATAGTATCATCAATAGCAAACATCTTATCCTCCTTTGTTGAATTAGGAAACTTCTTGTAGAGGAACCTTCTTAGATAGACTTGTAGGTCTTTGTATATGCTATTAAAGACCCTTTCATCCCTTTCTTTAAGGAATAACATGGCCTTATCCTGAAGCTCATTCTCGACCCGGGTAAATTTTTCGTTTTTCATTTAGATTTCCTATTCAAATAGAATAATATAAGTATTTGATTACTATAATATTATTCAGTTTCAGTTGAACCTTTAGTTGAACCAATGGTTACCTGTATCTCGTGATTTTCAACTATAGTCTTTTCTACAGGAACCCAACCTTGATAATTACAGCTTAATAGGAACTTAACCCCATTAACTCTGTTCTTATCAAATAGTCCATCAGATATCTCTGCTTCGCATACTGCTACAACAATATTCACAATCTCGCTGAAATCAGGCTGATATTGTTTAACATCAGCTCTATATCTATAAAAGGCCTCTTTGCTGAAGAACTTCATAAAGACCTGATAGGTCTGAAGAGTAGGAGGAAGACCAGTAGAGTGTCTCGCTTCAAAATACTCAATACTCTTCAATGCCATATCCTTTGGAGTTCTGTAAGTTCGTCCTCCACCTCCATGGATAGGCTTTTCATTATATTCCGAAGTTAGATACTTCTCGAAGACTTCTTCATAGAATTGTCTAACAGTTTTATTGGGGTCCAGTGTTATCATTTAATATTGCTTTAAGTCCAAGATATATTCCTTTAACTGTTTCCCATCCAGTCTTTGGGTCATTTAATATAAAATATAGAGCCATAAGAATAATTGGCAGGATAAATAGTAGGATACTTGTTAACAAGATAGCTAAGACTATCACTTGTAGGAGGAAAGCTCCCAGTTTTTTTAATAGTTTCATATTGGTGGATTATTAATAGTAATTCTCTAATTTCTTCTTTTTCACTCTTCTTTGCTGGAGGAAAGTATGCAATCGTTTGGAGCATTTCCAAATATGTATTTCCATATCTTGTTCGGAGTTCTTTTATATATCCGTGTATGTTTCCGTGTTTATAAGTATTGCAACCTGCGCAAGAGACAAAGACATTCTCTTCACAATATCTGAGATGACTAAATCCTTTCACCGGATAGAAATGGCTCGCGTGCGCGTTCTTATCTATAGATATTCCGCATGAGATACATCTCCAAGATCCATCGGGCAGTTGGTCTCTCTTCCTGATATAGTCATTAAAGAGTTTTTGAGCTTTATCCTTTAGCTTAGTTAGTTCAGACTTTGCCATTTCTTATCATCTTTTAATCGGTCCTTAATTTTAGACTTCATCATCGTAAACATCCAAGATACACTGCCCAATGGAATATTATATTTGTCAGCTAATTTTTGATAAGTGCAATCAGGAGTTCCAGTGTATTCAGTTATAAGAATTTTAAATAGTTTCCAGCGGTCTCCAAAAATCTGTTTCCCCTCTTTAGCATCAAATAGGTTCTTTAAGTAGTTAGCCCTCTCTATTATTTCCTCATCATCTTCTTCTTCCTCTATAGATACATTGTCATGGATAGCTATCCTATTAACAATTAGTAATTTCTTTCTTCCAAATGGGGAATTGTAAAATCTCGCATTTCTGTCTATTCCCTTAGTAATATAATTAAAGAGCATTCCCTCTTTTGTAATTCTGTAGAACTTGTTTAGGTCTTTAGAGTTATCCAGTCTGATTATTATACTATAGATAACATCGGAGACCAGTTCAAGAGGATCACTCGGGTCAGGAGCAATCTTTTTATTTATTTTTATTTTAGCCTGACGAATAAATTCGCTATTATTCTTGGCTATATCCTGCAAAATCAGGTCTCTCTTCTCTGAGTTTGTCATCTAAGATATCTATTTTTTTCTCTACTACTGAAATCCTAATCCAATCTCCAGAAGGGGTTATAGAGGTAGCAAATTCAAGTTTCGGATATTTGTTATGAAATGTATCCTCCACAAGAATTAGGCATCTCCTTGGGTTAATTGCATATTCCCTCTTTCCAAAAATTCTGGTGTAGCTTTTGGGTTCTTTAATCGAGTTCTTCATCTATTGCTTTTTTAGTTGAGTATAGGCTAACATCGCCATATAGTTCTGATTTATATAATTCCTCTAAAATTTTATCTATATATTTTGATTCCGTATCTATCCATTCGAAGAGATCGTCATTTACATCAAAAAGTTCCATATCCCTTTTCTTTATAATACAAAAAAGGTGTTCTTTATTTTATAGCGATGTCCTCATTTAGTTTTATTTAGTTCCTTAACGAAAATTAACGTTTGATTTCGTTATAGATACGGAAATAATTTATATATTTGATGTAAATTAATACATAAAGACATGAACTTCGAAAGAGGAAGAGAGCCAAAAGAAGCTCTTAAAATAGGAGCAACCATTAAGGCCCGACTTCATTGGAATGATACAGTATATGAAATCCCCTTTTGGCTTTGGAGGAAGATTAAAAGATTTAATTATCTTACTAATAAGATTAGCGGTATGACAAAGAAATATGGATTAGAAGCAATGCAAAGACCGGATGCTCAGGAATACTGGAAGAAGATAACGGCTCTGGCAGACGAGATAAAAAGGGATGGACAGGATTATGGATATTATAAGGAATGGGTAAGAAGTAAATGGATAAGGGTAAAATAACTCCCAAAACATCGTGGTAATTGCAAACTATTTCGTATATTTGAGAGGTAAACTTAATTATAAATACAATGAAAGCACAGAGAAATGACAAATGTCCATGCGGTTCGGGGCTTAAATACAAGAACTGCTGCCTTAAATCTGATGAACAAAAAGATAGGCAAAAAGAACTCCAGGAGCAGCTTGATAATTCTGGGTTCATCATGATAACAGGTGAGGAGAATATAAATAACCACCTGAATGACGTCCGCAATGTAATGAAGAAAGAATGGGACTATATGCTGAAAGAAGCTATGAGCCCATATAATATTCCTCTTCATACAATAAGAAAGCCAGATTTCACCTGGACCGGAAGTCCTCTCTATTGGAGAAGGGAAAATGGGAAGTCCCGTAAATTCAGGATGGACTTCTATTTTGATAAGGAGTTCGGACTTAAAATCCGCAAGGGCAAACCTGGGGATTATTTAGTCCAGGTCACAGATTTGGAAACTGGTTCCAGTCTTCTTCTTGGCAGTCCATTCCATAGGAACTCCACAACTGACTGGAGCGGTCAGAAATATGATTTATCTGATACGGAAAGAGCTCTTACGTCTCTTCTACTACTTGCCTCTGAAGGAACTGGGCCTTTCTATGTAATGGAGGACCTTACAAAAACAGTGGCAGATGATATGGGTTCTGGAAAATTTTTCTCAATAGTTAGCTAATAATGGGAGCAAATAAGAAAGAATATCCGACCGATAAAAAGGTCCTAAAGAAAATACAGGAGCAGGCCGAACAGGCCTTGCTCCTTGATAAATGTCGAATTAAAAAAGAGAAGAAATGAGCAGACCATATTTCACAAAGATAGAGAAGGAGATGATCAACAATATCATTTATCAGTGTTGTGTCAAGCTTCGTGGAGACGGCTTTCTTGAGGACATGTGTCGGATAAACGAACTTCCTGATAACTTCAATGAGGGACAAACAAGAGAAAAAATAAGAAGATATTTCTATAAGATATATCAGGAATTACAAACCTATAAAAAAGAAAAGCTATGAATAGTTTTACAAGACACCAGTCGCCATTTGATAAATTGCAAATTGGAAGGGTTGAGGCCAGAGCTGAAATAAGATATCTGGAGAGCATTACAAGAAGTAGACTTCACCATCTCGGGTTTAGAATTGAAAAATCCAGGAAAAAAAGCGAGAGAGCGCATCCCTATATTATATTCTATAATGACCCGCATCACTATAACAAAATAGCATTTTGGAATTGGCAAAAGTCCTGCGGTGTTTCTTTAGGAGGGCTAATACGGTTTTATGACTATGTAAAATTTGAGGACCTTTGGCCTTTTGATAAAAATCCATTTAAACTTAAATACAAATAACATTAAAACAAAGTAACATGAACATTAAAAGTCAATCAGAACAGGGACAATTAAGAAGTATGGTTGGAGCTATCCTCCCAGACTGGATGGATAACTATCATCACAGGTCCCAAATAGCAAAATTCTATAGAGACAGTTGCCCCAAAGCAAACAGCTGTCATACACTTAGATGGCATGGGAAAGAGGCCATCAAATTTTGGATGGAGAAGAAGCCTCATCGTAGTAAGAATATGCTTGATTATTATAGAGCATATCCTCTATAGAAGTAAATCTTTCACGTCCAATCTTACTATAAATATAGTCCTTGCCGGCAAGACTTATTGGTTTATCTATTGGGGGAATTCTCTGGCAAGGACGAATTCTCCCTTTTTTTGTTTGGATATATATAGTATGAAAGATTGGACAGGAAATAGCGCTACGCTAACTAAGACGCTTGGTTCTTCAGCTCATTCCAAAGATGACAGAGAAGAACATGACTATTATGCAACAGACCCCATAGCGGTCAAATTACTATGTGAAATGGAGAAGTTCTCTAATCCCATTTGGGAACCAGCATGCGGTGAAGGCCATATATCTGACGAGCTTAAAAGAGCTGGATATGAGGTCTATTCATCTGACCTAATTGACAGAGGATATGGAGAAGACTATTTTGACTTTCTTCAATCAGATTTAGATTGGGCTGGAGACATCATAACTAATCCTCCATACAAATATGCTCAGGCCTTCGTGGAGAAAGCCTTGAAGAGCATAAGGGATGGAAATAGAGTAGCTATGTTCCTAAGATTACAATTCCTTGAGGGAAAGGCAAGAGGACGCTTCTTCAAGAGCTATCCTCCTAAGATTGTCTATGTCTCAAGAAGCAGATTAGGTTGTCCCCTAAATGGAGACTTCTCCTATAATAGAGCTAAGGCAGTTGCCTTCAGCTGGTTCATATGGGAAAAAGGATACAGAGGAGACCCTATTATAAGATGGTTTAATTAACTAAATTTTTGGGATTTTAAGGAAATCCTAACAAGGACTATTGTATTATAAATGACAAGTCTGGTTTCTCCGTTGCTTAGGATCGGGAGAGTAAAAAACCAGGATGTTCTTTTAATATATTAAATTTCTACAGATAGCATCATATTTGAAAATATATCATGATATTGCTATGTATTCGAGACTGCAACATAAGAACCAGAAATCATACAGTTATCATGAAGAAATGCTAAAGATTAATGATACTAAAAAGAGATAGATTATATATGGAGAATAGATGATGCGAACACCCGTATGGCAAATAGTCCTGCTCTGACCTACACATGTCAACAGGCAAACTGGATCCTCGAAAGAGTAAAGCCATCCGAAAAAGAAAGCTTCAACAGGATAAGCAGGTGTTAAAGTGGTTTCCAAATCTGGATTAATATTTATAAGCTTACTTAGCTTAGATATAGATCCAGGAAATAGATGTGTTGTGAACGATGAAAGGAAAATATATAGACGTTAAAGAACCCTTAAGATTGTTAAATATTTGTTAAAGACCCAAAATAATCACTTTCTGAAAAAATACAAAGATATATAATATATAACTAATAAATTTCGTTATGACAGACAATCAGAAAAAGAACTTACTTAAATTAAGTATTAAACCCTTTACCTTACTTTTAGGAGATACTTACGTAGACCCTAAAACAGACCCTGAGACAGGATATTTCTATATCCTTAAGAAGCGTATCTTCTACAGAGCTTTCATAGTAGATAAGCTATATGATGACCCTCGTATATCAAGAGAGACTATAGCAATCCTTAAGGCTGCTAAAGACCCTGATAAGCATATAGTAGTTCTCTTACTGCCTTTAGGACAGAATAAGAGGAAAGGAGAAATCCAAATGAATGCTCGTATCTATGACTGCTCTAAAATCCTTCAAATTCCTGGCATTGATAATCCCTTCTTACCTCCTGCAGTATATGACCAGGACTTCTGGATAAATACTAAAGGAGAACTGATATCAGATAAACACTTCTGGGATCCAGAAGGAAATAAACCAATAGAATTATTCTAATGAACTTTCAAAGAGGCTCTGATATAAAAGAGGTCCTATCTATAGGACTTGCTAAAAGAAAGCAACAGATAATGCCTGATTTTGCGAATGATTATTATCAAGGGCTTTTTGGCCAGCCTGATATTATCTGGACCTTTAACGAAGACGCAACCGAAGCTATAGGAAGACATCCTAAATATGAACCTATAGAGGCAAGAAGTGGAACTTGCTCCCTGGATGATCCAGAATATGAAGATTCACAATCTGCATACAAAGAACCCAATGAATATTGGGAAGCTAAATTTAGTAATGATAAATGGGAATTTATCAGGAAACCATTTCATAAATCAAAAAGCCTATTCTAATGAACAAAGATGACCTTAAAACTAAAATCACGGAACTAATAGATTATTACTTCCCTGAGATGGATAATGATCCTCCACCAATCTACACCATCTTGGATGCTCTTAGAGAGGTCCGTAATGATATTGTAGATGACCATATTGAACTCTTTGATGAGAATGACCCTAACATATTTGACTTACATAAATTACCCTAATCATGGCAAAGAAGAAATTACCGCTGACCGAAGAATTGGTCCAGCAAGCAACAACTAAGGAGGAGTCTCCAAATAGAGCTAAAGAGGAATATATCCTTGAGGAAAAAGCTTACGCAGCATTAGACGTGCGAGAGAAAGAGAGAACTGAAAAAGTTCATCTCCTAAAGCAGATTAAGAACCTGCTGTTGATGATATATGAGAAGAGCTAATTAGTTAGGAAGAACTCCACTACTTTTACAACTCCAACTATAGCTGATATAATTATGCCTGATACTGATAGGGCCTTTAGAACAAACTTCTTTGTAACTTTGTTCTCAAGAATTGTATCTTCCATATGGTCCAGACGGGTCTCAATATGTTCAAGTCTATTTGGAATAGATGTCATCTCCTTCTCAAAGTTCTTTTGATGCTCTCTGTTCTGAGCCCTCTCCGTAAGAGCTTCATTTATCTGGTCCTCGTGTCTGGAGACTTTCCCATTCATCTTTGTTAGATGAGCATTAATAGTATCTAATTTAGTATCTATAATTTCGAATTTTGCTTCTGTGCGAGCATGTGTTCCTGATACACAGGATAACAGCAGGTCTTTTATTTCATTACGGTCTGCTTGAGAGAGTGCCATATTATTTAAATTTTATAATGTTATATCCTAATGAGAGTTTGAAAGCTTCTTGACGTATAGCGTATTCTGCCCCTACCGAATATCTCCTACCAACAAAGGATATCCCTATTTCTGGATACTGAACTCCAAAGTCTGAAGATGCATGGATGTTAAGATAGCTGCTATAATTTGTAATTTCTGTTTTATTTATGATAGTTGTCTGGGGTTTGAGTAATTTATAAGATAATAGGGATGAACCAATTATTCGATTCCTTGATAGTGTATCGGAGAAATTGACAAAAACCGTAGAATCACTCCAGGATCTTTCATAGGCATAAATGGCAAAGTAATCTCGAAGAATTAGAGCGGTGTCGACGTCTGCTGGAATCTCCACAATTTCTGGATAGTAGACTGTGTCAACTTTATAAACATATTCCGTTACAGGAATTACATGAGTGATTGTATCATAGACCATTATCGTATCCGTAGTCGTCGTAACAGGATGTGTATAGGCGTGATACTTGTAGCCTGATACCAAACATAAGGCGATAACCAAAAGTGCCGCTATGGCGCTAAAAACACCCTTAAACGTCATTTTCATTTTTCTCCTCTTTCTTTAGTTTTCTTACTCCTAATAGAGCTGCTCCTATTCCAGTAAAGAATATAACCTTGTCAAAATATTCTAAGACATTAGGCATCTCCATGAACCAAGCAACTACTCCAGCAACAAAAGCAACTATTCCAAACATGGATATAAAGAACCCTGCAGTTCCTGACCCAGATAACTTACCGTTGCTGTTCCTGATTAAGTCCCAAAATTTTATTCTATATTGCATAACCTATCTAATTCTTCTAATAATACATTTCTCTCCTTCTCTTTTTCAAAGAAGTAAAGAATTTCTGTTGTCCCGTCTATGTATTTGAATATGATATTTCCCTCATCTGGTCTATATTCTTTAAGTGCTTGTAAATTAATACGTCTCCGTCCATACTTGAACCATTGATTGAATTCCATTTAGACCTTTTATTAAATTCCACTACCACCATTCCATAAAGAGCTGACATCATTAGCTGTTATTGTTCTGGCATAATATCTGAATTGATCCAAGAAAAAGCCATTACTATTAGGTCCTCCAATGACATTTCCTATTTTTAATAAAGAAGCATCAGTTATAATTACAGCTGTTGAAGACATCTGACTATTTAATACATTATCATAATATGTATAATAGGTAGATGAGTCAGCATCATTTATAAAGGAAATCATATGCCAGTTTCCGTCAAAATAGTTCTCCGCATAAATAAATGGGGCAATGCTATTATTTATAAGAAAGCCTATTCCAGGATTAGGAGGATTTACAAACTGCCCTAAAAGACCGGCGTCTGAACTTGAATCTGGAACCTGTAAAAAATAAGATGGATAAATTGAGGAATCCATCTTTATCCAAAAATTAAAGGAGAAATTTTTATCTATGGATTCTATAAAATAATCATTTCCATATGTCATTCTGCTATCTCCTGCATAAAATTTTACACATTGATTAACTTTCCCTGCAGAATAAATTGGGCCTGTTCCAGACCAAGTAGCAAATTGTCTATTCCCTGTATCCTGTAAATTATTTTCAAATAAAAATTCAACCCCTTCAAATTTATATCCTATTAACATTTTATTGTTAAAATTAAGATATGCTCCGTTATATGTAAGATATGTATCCATTAGAAAGATGACATTAAGGTTCTTCTCCAAATATTTGTTGAAGTGCAGATATAAAAATATGATGCGTCGTAACTCCATTGACCGGGAACTCCAGCAGAGGTTCCAGTTTTTGTCTCGAGAGTTAATATGGATTGAAATAATAGAGACGCATCTAATGTATTATTTAAGGAAGCATCTTGCTGAATATTTTTAGATGTATTCCATGCTATAGATACGTCCCTTGTTGCTAAAGATCCATCAACATAAGGTTTAAAATTTCCTGCTGCTGCAATAGAAACGTCCTGAACAACTCTATATGAATTTAACCAGGCTATTGATACATCCCTTTTAGCAAGAGAAGCATCAACATAGCTTTTTGCAACTCCTAAAGTTCCTGTAGCATTTACAGTAATTGTATCAATTAAGCTATATCCTCCAGAAGTCTCAGTAATATGATAATCAAAAGTTACATTAGTTCCTTCCTTAATAGAGGGAACCATAATATATTTAACTCCTTCATCTATATTGTCCCAATAAGTGCTTAAGTCAATTTCATTCGGAACCCAAACAGCAGCATCGGGAGCTTGTTCAAAATCAGGGAGATTAAGAATTTTTGTAACAGGAATGATATCAGCAGCTGGATTAGCCGCAAAAATAGGATAGTAATCCTCTCCAAAGATATTAACAAAATATTGGTCCTCTATAGATACATCATGGGCGAAGTCCCCAGTTTTAATATTTTCAGGAATACTATATCCTTCGCTTTCAGGAAATGCAGCGCAATGCCAAGGATTATTATCATCCTTTCTAATTTTTGTAATTAATCCAGAGGCATCTATCAGCCTATTAAACCAATAACAATTTGTGCATACAGGACTATAATAAACAGTCTCCTGAGCGGTTATTGCCGTCTTAGTATCTCCATAGACTATAAGAGAGGGATCTTCAAAAAGAAGAAATGCTCTAAATGAATATTGAACACTTGGGTCCAGAGAATAAATTCCTAATGTAAAGTCTCCGTCATCCCCGTAAAAATATTCTGCCGAATTGTCATTAAGAGAAGGATCTCCTGTTCCTACTTTATAGACAAGGCCCTTAGCTATTGTTGTCCCTCCACTTACATCTACATTATATCCTCCTGATAAAAAGGAGTTGGATAAGATGTTGCTTGCGTCTAATGTTGATATATCGTATGCCATAATTAATATAAATCTTGAATTTCCATTACTCTATTTCCATATAAGGATGGTTGAGAAGATATAGAAGTGGTTCCCGACCATAATATTGAGGCTGTAATCGTCTCATTAGCGGTTACACTCTCTATTGTAGAGATACTTAATATTTCAGTTCCGTAAACTTGATGATAAGCTGTTCTGACATCATAATTTAGTCCTCCTTTATTTATTCGTATTTTTAGAGTTACAGGAGCTCTTGAGACAGAACCTCCACAAGTAATAGGAGCATTAAAAGATATTTTAATTTTCCTGGATTTAGGAGTAAAAGTTTGTGTCATGCCAGACATAGTTGTCTCTGCAGTTGAACATGTTGTAGCTGTAGTTCCTACAATCTTCTGAGCTACACCCCCAAGAGATACAAATCCATCTCCTCTAATATCAAAAGTCCCTATATGCTGCCAAGTTCCTGGACCTAATAGGAACAGAATCATT